GATCCTAAAATTTTTAAATCAGCTTCAGGATCTAAAACTAAATTGTTATCAATTAATTTATATCCTCTGTAACCGTCAACATCACTGTATATAATATTACCGTTTAACTCATATACAAAATATTCTATTTTATCTGTTACAGGGTTGAAAGATGTTTCAATTTGAACACTGGTAATAAGAGATGTATCACTTACAGAGTATTCTTGCAACTCGAAAGTGGTTGGATCTATTGGATTTATATTAACTATTTCGGCCATTATATAATGCTTCCAGTTGTTTGAGTACTAATTAATTGTTGTTGTAAATCAAGATTTTCTTGTCTCAACTGTGTAATTTCATCAACTAATGCTTGTATAGTATCATTATCAGCTTGATTTTGTCCTATATAAGCTTGAGACGTTTTTATAAGATACTCGTGGGAGTTAGTATCTCCAAATTTAGGTATCTGATAGAATATCTCTTGATAATTATTAAAAAATTCTGCTACTGAAATAGCAGGAATATTTGTAGGAGGTATTGGGGTTGGTTCAACTAATTGGGTAAAAGAAGTATCAATAACCCTTTCATATTGGGTTTTACTGTATACTGTTTTATTTAGATTAATCTGATCAGCCATTATCCGTTAACTACTTTAAAGTAATAGTTGTTATCATAAACGATTGTTGAACCATTGATAGTAGTTTGGATTAAAACCTTATAATATCTTTCTGGTTCTAGACCATTCATGTGTAAATCAAAATAACTACCAGAAGCATCCACACTTAATTGTGTGTACGTTGAATCAAAATCTACTACAAATTCATTTGTATCTAAATCTTGTAACGCCCAATAAGAGGCTGTTGGTAAATAATAATTGATAGTATAAACTGAGGATGTTGTCCAAACTTGAGGTGGGTAAGTTGGGCGAGCATCTACTCTAAATCTATTAATGCTTTCACTAAAGAAAACACCTGGATTGTCATTAAGAGCTACTGTAGCAGGTAAAATATTAAGTTGAGTTAAACTTCCTGTATTGAATGAAAAATCTCTCCATCTAAACTCTAATTGAGGAGGATAAATAGTATGAGTATCTCTTGAATAATATCTTAAAGTAGTTTCTGTATTAGGATTTGTGTTAAATTCATCACTACCAGTTTGTTTAATTACAAATCCATAATTTGGATAAGCACTACTACTCCAGTTTCTTGCAATAGTTGTTACATTAAAAGTTAAATCAGGATCATTATAGTATCCTACTGTTAATGATGTTGATCCACTTGCTGGGTAGTAAGTACTTCCGGTTTGAGCCCAAGCACCTGAACCTGAATATTGAGACCATAACCAGCTTACACCATTCGTTACAATAGGATCATCATATCTTTTACCAGTACCCATATTCCAAGAACTTTGTGAAATAGGGTGGATTTCAATTGTTGTATCTTTAGATAAACCAGTTACATTAGCTGCAAATAGTTTTAAAGAAACAGATGAGGTAGCTGAAGCTCCTACTAATCTCCAAGCGGTATTTAAATCTGAAGTAGCAAATTGGATTAATGCTCTGGATACTTGAGGAGTATAAGCATATCCTGGTGTAGAATTAAATGTACTAAACTCAATAATTTCATCTAATCCAGTGTTTTGAGATCCTGAATCTGAATATAGGGTAGCGTCTGCTGAAGGGAATATTTTGTATACTGCCATTGTCTTATAAATTTACTACTCTACCTTGAATATCTGTGTTTGGATATTTTACTTCAAATATTGAAGGATCAAGTGAAGGATAAATCACATTTGAAATTGTTGCTGCGTTTATATCATAGGAATATACTGAGTATCCTAAATTAGTTCCTGTTAAATTTGAAATTTCAATATTTTTAACAGTTTGAACACCTGTAATTTTATCTAAAAGGATATAAATATCTCTTAATATAATAGGTTGATTAATTTGCCATTTATCAATTGCAAAATAATCCTTTAATGCTGTAATACAATCAAATAATACTTGATTACTATTAAATTCTGGGAGGACAATAATATCAAAATTTACTCCAATGTTGATGATAAATGCATCTTTAATAGAAACAGCATCATTAATCATTCTATATTGAGATAGGTATGTAGTTAAATTTTGCTTTAAAGCAGTAGACGCTGTGTTTAATTGATTGTTTACGTTATATGACAATATATACAAGTCTAATACGGAATTAGATTCACCAGCAGATAAAGTAAGTGCTTTAGTTGGTTCAATATAAGCTTTTGATACAACCCCATATTTAGCAGGCATTGATAATGATCTTACTAAATAATCATCTTGAGTTACGTTACGTAATTGTGTTGCAAAGTTTGCTGAGGTGTTTTGTCTTAATTCCTCAATTGTATCTCCATCTCCTCCTCCATCAGCTGCTTCTGGGTTTGTGACTGCTAGAGAATCAAATACCGTTTGTGCTGTTGTTGCATTTAAACTTGAATTTAAAAAGGATATGTTTGCTGTTAAATTTGTTAAATCATTTGATTGAACATTTGCTTCAACTCCACCACCTGTTAAATATCTAACTGTTAAAGTAGTTTGTGAAGGTGCAATACCATAAGTTTTAGTAAATATAAAGTTTGAAGGAGCATAAGCTGTTGTCAACTTAGTCTTTTCAAACGGTAAACCTAAACCAACATTATTAGGATTAGGGATAATTGTTTCATCTGTATCAGCTGCTGTGCCAGCGCCAAATTGTAATTGTAGAGATCCTGAATTGATAAATCTTGTAATAAATCTTCTTTGGATCTGTTCTAATTGAAGAAGATAAGGTGTATCACCCTTATATTGTGAAAGATTAGGTGAATTTGGATTTGTATTTTTTATTGATTTATAAATACATTCTTGAGCTAAATAATCTACTTCATACCATTCATTACTATCAGTATCGAATATATCTAAAATACCAACAATTTTTGGAGCATTAATTTCAACGGTAGAAAATTGTTGTGGTGCACCAAACGTAAAGGTAGTTGTATTAATTGTTGAAGAAATAGCTTTACGTGTTTTCTTTAAAAGATAATATGTTGGGTTATTACTTCCATCTATACTAAAAATAGATACTTCCGTAGGATCTCCTGAAGATGAAACACTAAAATCTATTGGGTCTTCTACTAAGAATGTTACATTAGGATTAGTAGCTGATTGGATTTGTGCATTTTGATCAATAAATAAAGCATATGTAAAATCCGGAGAATATGGAGATGATGGTTGAGCAGGAACTTGTTGATAAAAATCTATATAAGTTGTTGCTACTTGAGTTACATTTGGTTTATAACCAAACATATAAGCTAACTCATACAAGTTATTTGTTTGGCGAGCGTATTGTAAATATGTTTCTTGAACTTGATTATCAAGATAAAAAGACATTACATCACCTACATAAGCAGCCATTTCCATAAACATCATACCAGGTGATGCTGGAGTAAAATCATTGTAGGTTGTAGGGAAATAAGTTTTAGCATAATCAATAAGACTAGCTCTTATTTCACTAAAATCCCTGTTAATATATTGGATATTTTTTCTTTTGGTTGCCATTATGTAAATACTATTTCTACGATGTCAGATAAACCTGTATCTTTTATGTTATATTTTAAAATTACGTTAACTTGATTATAATCTTCTGATGATGTTATATCTAATGAATATATAACAACTTGAGGGAAATATACACTTAACTGGTATTGGATATCTTGTTTAAGAGAATCTAAATTCCCTGTAGTAATTTGTTGGAAAATAAATGCTCGTAAATCTCCTCCAAAAATTGGGTTTAAATATCTTTCTCCTTTATTAGTTAAAAAGAAATTAATTAAATTAGATTTAGTAGCTTCTCTTGTAGTATAAGTAATTTTAAAAACACCAGGAGCATTGAAAGGAATAGCAACACCAACACCAGTGCCTGGTTTAGTATCTATAGGGAATATTTTCTTTGCTCCAAATGCCATTATTTATTCATTAAAGCCATTATTTGATCTAAACCTACTTGTCCTTCAGGTAACGATCCATTAACAGTATCTACAGGTCCACCTACTTGTAAATTACCAGCGTATGCTGAGGTGGCTGGATTTCCCATTTGCATTTCACCTAAAATTCCTGAGAACATGTCTCTGCGTTCTGAAGCTGTTAATTGTTTTGGTTGAGAAATATGTGGTTGAGCGTATGTATCTCTTATGGTTTCATTAACAACCGTTTTAGGAGCACGTACAGCTTCCAACAGGATATCTTTTAATTCCTCTTGAATAGCTTCTTTTACGGCTTCCTTAATAATTTTTTTAAAATCTGATGGTTTCATTGTTTATAAATATTAAAATTAGTAAGCTTTTAAATTATCTCTATCGATAATGAATTTAAGTTCATTTATTAAAGTTTGTGAATTTGTTGTAAATGACAATTCTGTTTGAATCAATATAATACCTGTTTGATTTTTTCCAACAGCACGTCTTCTAGTTACAGTAGGTGTGTATGGAACTTCTTCTATTTCTATAATAAAACCCTGGTATGTTGTTTGGTTTTGGGTTTGAGATGCTTGTAATTGGGCGGTGGCTATAGAATTAACAGTATCCGATATTGGTATAATATTAGGATTTAATTGGCATTTATTTATATAAGAATCTATAATATCTAATAAACTTTTAGCTGTTAAAATATAAGTTCCTACAATAGAAATAACTAACGCAGAACTACTTATTACACCTTGAATTTTAGATAATTTAGAATTTCCTAATTTATCAAAAGTAGTTTTTCTTATGAGAGTTTGAGCATCGTTTAAAGCAGCAGGAACAGCTCCGGGGGCTACAGGAAGTATTTTAGCGGCAGCAGATGCTATTACTGATGCTACATCTACAGATGTTAAAAGGGCTAAAGTTACAGTTAAAAAATTAGATACACCCGTTATTGAAGAACCTAATTGATCAACTCTAACACCTATATTATTTAATGATTGAGCAATATTATTTCTTTGAGTAATTAATTCATTTAATGTTACCTCATTTGGACAAATATCAATATCTTGGATGTATTGGTTTATTAAATTTTGTAATGAGGGTTGAATAATTTGAGGGATTTGAGATCCTAAACTAAACAATAATGAGGGTAATTTTGCTGTTCCTTTGGGTTTTTGATCTTCAGGTAAAGCACTTATAATTAACGTATTATCTACAGTTTTTTGGTTTGCTTGGGCAGATTGTTTTTCTGCTTTGGCTAATTCTTCTAATCTAATTTGATCTAATTCAATTGGAGTAGCCATTATACTGTATAATTATATTTTGATTTTAAATTATTTAAATTAGCTTGTAAAGCGTTTAGGGAACCTTGTAATTGAGTAGCAGCTATATTTAAAGGTGCTATTGGAGTTCCTGGAGGGGTAGAAACTAATATACTACAAACTTGTGCAAATGATGCTAAATTTGAAATTAACTGGTTTAGTAAGTTTACGGTTTGGTTTCCTAATAGTAAAGGTTCAGTTGCATTTTTTGAACCTATATACACATTTCCTGATTGGAAAACTATTGTTGGGGTATCAATATTAACACCATCTACAGCATTTAAGTTAATGGATTTTTTAGAGCTAAATAATAAATGATCAGCAGTTGTGTTAAATACTAATCTACCAGAATTTAAAATCACTTGTTTACCAGAATATTGCTCTGGAGTTTGTGGTGCATTGTTTTTATAACTAAAGTAGTTAGTACTTGAGGCCTTTAAAGGAACTTTTTGGGTCGAAGCTAGATAAATTGAAGAATCATCATTATTAATATCTTCAACTGTTGGTATCCATCCTTCTTCTGTTTGAGTTCCTTGACCATTTCTGATGATAGTAATAGGGTCACCAGAAGATCCTGTTGAAGACCAGTTATTAGAAGTATTAGGTACTGTAGAACCAATTCTTATACTATTACCCCATCTACCTTCATAAATTATATCACCTTCAAATGGTAAAATTGGATGAATATTTGAACGTTCTTTAAATGTTCTACCTAAATAGATTTCAGTAGATTGATCTGTTATTCTCCTAACATTACCGGTTTCAGTTTGGATGTAATCTTTTTGTTGAGATGGAGGTAAAAGATTAGGATCTGTTGGATAAGCGTTATGATGGGGGTGGTTCCAAAGAGAAACAATATTAATATAATAATTAATACTATTTGAAGTAATTGTATTTAAATCAGTTGAAGGTAAAGAAATAATATAGACTATTTCATTTACTAATGGGAAATTTTTATTATTAGGATCTAAAGGTTTAGCTGTGGGTAATGATGGAGATGGTAAAGGATTGTTTACAACTTCATATTCAATTGTACCTAAAGCATTCCATTCACCTAATTCTTTAAATTTAGGGTGATTTTCATCTAAAACTATACTTAATACTCTTACAGCTTGTACTACTTCATTTACAGAAGCCGCTGTATTAACATTAAAGTTATTATTAGCATTTGAATTAAGATTTTGGTTTAAAGAAGAAAATCCATATTGAGTCATTATTTTTCTCCTTTTAATTCATTCATAGCAGAAAGAAGTTGTTCTTTTTCTTCTTCAGAAATGGTTAGATTACCTTCTGCGGTTTGGGTTTGCATAGCACGTTGTGCTAACGCAGCCATTTTAATTAAAATATCATCGTTTTTAACACTAATTTCCATATATTCCTTAATTAAAGGAACAACTAAAGTAGCATCACCAATATCTGAAATTAGTGGTTTTAGTTCGGAAATAAGAGCTGTAACTTGTTGGTCTTTTTTCTTTTGGTTATTATAAATTTCCTCTAAAATATCAGAGAATTTTTTCTTACCAAAAACAACGTTATCGAATTGTGACATAAATATACAATTAGTTTCTTATAAATATGAAAACTAAAACTTTGTATATCCGTGTTCTAAATAAAATATATAACCTTTTTTAAAGACATCATATAATTGATTAGCTATTTTAGTAATCTTAGGAGTCTTAACATCAACTATTTCACGGATATAAATGTAAAGTGCTTTTTTATTAAAAATATCTAAATTTTCTCGTTTACGAAATAACTCAAGAATAGCATCAGCTATTTGAGCATCTGATTCTTTAGGGAATAACTCGTATATGTTTTTGCTACAATAATCAGTAAAATCATCTATAAACATAGATAAACGTTCATCATGATTATCCCCATCAATATGGTATGAATGATTTTCGTCTTCCTCTAGAATTTCAATAGGTGAAGTATCAACACGTTTTTTATAATTCTTTTGGTTTGAAAGGATTAGATAACGTTTTGCAATAGTACCAAAATAAGAATATGCTTTAGCTCCTTTAGCAGGATTAAACAAATGAATTTTAGATAAAAGGAAAGTAATTACTTCATGTTGTAAATCTTCAATATTTTCTACCTCCGTATAATAAAATTTAAACGTATGGATGATATTTTCTGTGAGTTTAAAAAAAGCATAGTGGATTTCACTTCTATAAATTCTAGAACGTTCTTCAGAATCTAAAGTATTATTATAACGTACAATAGCATTCTCAGTTTCTTGAGTAAAGTATTGTATCCCCTTCTTTTTTTTCTTTACAACACCTTCCATATTATAAATTTTTAATATTGAAGGAATTTAAAATAGTTTGGATGGATTTTATTTGTTCAAACACAAAACCAACTTCATCATCGGCTTTAAAACTACCTTTATAATCTAATTCCTTAAGTTTTTTATCTGCTACCTCAATTGTATCTGATACTTTATTAAGGTAGGTCATGTATCCTACGAGAATATCCTCTTGTTTTTCGTTTTTACGTAAGAGGTTAAAGGTCGTGTATCCTAAGATCACGACCGTTATACCTAAAATTATTGTCAATATTATCATAAATTGTCTAATAAATTTTTAAGACCTTCATTTTTAAGTGAACCTAATGCTTTTGTTTGGGAATTAGGTTTTGAAGGTGTTTTTTTATTTGACTCTAATGTAAAACCTTTCTTTGGAGTATCCACGCTACTATTTAGTTTAGGTAACCACTCACGTTCAAATTCAATACGTGCTGCCATCAAATCGGCCTGGTGTACAATAAATGGGAGAGCAGTGCGAGGTTTTTGTTCGGGCATATAAGTCATAAGATATTTCTTATTTGCCTCATCATATAAACCATCATGCGTCTGGATAGCTACCATTTCATTAAATGTGTATTTTACATCATGCGCCTGGAGTAGGAATAGACCACGATCGGGAACAGATGCGAATGGGACTTTAGTATTAAACATATAGTCTTCACCAAGTTTTTCACGTCTCCAATTATCTGTTTGAGGAACATATGATTCTTCCTCTTCGGAACCCATTTTACCCAGGTCATGATTTAAAGCAGAAAATACAAGTTCTTCTTTAGTAAATGTATCTAGAGCAGCACCCATATCACCCCACAATTTATGAAGATGAAGAGCACAAGTTACAACACGGTTAACATGTTCAATATATCCTCCAGGAAAAGCATTATGGTATTCTTTTTTATGAGCCGCCGGCATTAAGATGATACGGTCTTCATATTTTTGATAAAACTCTTTAAGAGCAGTTTTACGTGGTTCAGAGATATGGTCATCAATAAAACCAATAAAGTCCATCCAATTTTGTTGGATCTGTTCAGCCGATAGTTGCATAAATTAAAAAGGATTAATTTCTCCAGGTGATAGGGGTTCTTGTTGAACGAATGCTTTAGCATCGCTAATAGTTTCTCGAAGGGTAATCAATACTTCTTCTACTTGTTCTCTCGAACCTCCACGATTTAGGAATAGATACAATTTCTCAATTTCTCCCTCGGCTCGTTCCAACCGTCTCATTATAATATCTCTGTTTTTCATAACATTCTTTTATTTTCTTTTTTTCCCGTATCCCCAATATACATTATATAGGATACACCTCCAAGCTTAGTTTAAAAGACTTTGTACTAAGTCTAAAATCTTTTTTAAATGCGCACATTTTTCATATTCTTCAAATTCCTGGAAGTATGAAATAGTGAATTTTAAGTATGTCTCTAAGAACTCGTCGGTATAATGTATGATAGATTCTTGATGTTTCCTATCTTGGGGATCAATTTTTGATATCCAAAACCAAGCTCTATTATATACTACAAATTCTCCGGCTTGTTCAACATCATACAAATCTAATTCCTCATCCATATTGGAAAAGAAATCTAATATTTTATGTTCAAGTGTTTTATGATTGTGGATAAGTTTTTTAAACATACCTACCCAGAATAAAGGATGTTCTTTATAGTTTAATAAAGTATCTGTCATCTCTGCTTTTTCCCTCAGAGATTCAGGTTCTTCATTGTTAAACAATCCAAATATTTTGTTTATGTCCACAACCATAAATATATGTATAAAACGTTTCTATAGCGCATATAAACGCAAGACGCGAGGTATTCACAATACCCCGCGCCTTTTATATAATACGTTTATATAGTTATTTTATATCGGAAGATTCGATAAGTGTATAAGTAAATGATTTACCATGAATAGCGGCTGCTTTACGAGCAATAGCCATAAATGATTCAAAATCAGCTGCTTTTTTAAACACTTGACATCCTTCAGACCAGTTTTCTACGTAAGTAGAATCTGCACCTGCTTTATGGATATTAATACCGAAGATACCTTCTTGGATTTTTGACTCATCATAAGTCATGTCTTTGTTAGCATCACGATAAACTTTAACTGGTTTTTGTTGTTTTAAAGCTTCGTATTTTCCTTGGTGTAAACCTAGGGTGTGTGAACCTCTATATTGACCTTCAACTAAACGAGCAACCCCAGCTGCATTGTGGTATTCTTTAACACCTTTAGTTCCTGGATCAGTAGTGCAGGGCCATTCATGATATTTCCACACACCACCTTCTTTGTAAGAAAGTGTCATAACGTCATCAAAAACGTTAGTTACTTTATTTCCGGTAGCGGAATTTCTAACACCAACGATGTTTACATCGAAATCTTTTTCGCCTTCAAACCAAGCATATCCTTTTGATTTTACAGCTCCTTCTATTTTTTCTTTTGAGTATCCCATTATTTAACGTATTCGTAATATTTGTAAGTTTTAGTTTTTCTATCTTCTAAACCGTGAGTACCTCCGTTAATTCGTTTTGTAAGTTCTAAAATTGAAGCATCGTTAATACCTTTATCACAAATAGCCCATAGCTTATTTCTTTCAAAGAAGAACATAGCTGATTCAAAGGCATACTTAGTAGCAACTGTGTCAGGATCAGTTAAGACCTCGTTATTATTTAAAAATTTAGCAAAAGCTTCATAATTAGCTTTACCAGTCAATTGAAGAGCACCTCTACCTCTAAATTTCCATCCATCACCAGATGCTTCATCTCCGTTACCCATTCTAGAGGCATAAACACGGTTAGCAATTTTTTCTGGTTGGCGGGCATAAGACTCTTCTAGATTACCGGGAAAATATTTTCCAAAGATACCTTGTAAACCTTGAGCTGAATAATTTAAGTTTTCTGAAAATGCTTTAAAACCACCTGTTTCATGTGATGTTTGAGCAAAAAAATGAGCAGCACGAATAGGAGATAATTTATAAAACTCCATTGCTTTTTTCATTGTACCTGGACCGAAAGCACCATCAGCTGCTACTCCGATCTTCTCTTGTAAACTTTTTAAACTCATTATTCTTCAGTTTCTTCGTTTTTCTTATCTTTTTTGTTCATCCATTTATCAACAGATGCAATACCAAATGAACCTAATACTAGGACCATAAATCCATCAAAAATAAATTCATTAAGTACTAAAGCATTTCCCATATAACCTGTTATAAGGTCGATAAGTAATGCTAAAACTAAGCACATAAAGGCAACGAAACCAACAATGGCTTTTTCGTTAATTGAGTTTTTGTCGTCAAATAGTTGTTTAAAAAAATTTTTCATTATTTAGTTGTTTTAGGAGTTCTAGGTTTGCGCTTTTTATAGGCAACTTTTTCTCCAACAACTTCTTTTTGAATTTTTTCTTTTACAACCTCAGCTTCTTTTTTTATTTCTTTAGTTACTTCAACTACTTTTTCGTCAATAGTAGTTTTACCGAGCAACCAATTCCAAAATTTCTTAAGCATAAGTAATCAAATTATTGTTTATTATAAATATTATATTTTTTTAAAAGCACTTTTTAAGGCAGATTCTAATGTTTTTGAAAATACTTTTTTATTAAGTGGTATTTTATTATCTTCTACATTTAATAAAGCGGCAAACAAAAATGTACTCTTTTTAGATTCTTCTTCGTAACTTTTACCATCAATGGTTACAACTACTTTTACAATGTAATCTTTTTTTAACCATTGCATACCAACGATGTTAACAATTTGTTCTGGGGATTCAATTTTTATTATTTCAACACTAATATTTTTATCAGCAGTTTCGCATAATTGAAATCCATTATCAGAGGCAATTTCTTCAGTAGTCTCTTTCACACCAAAAGTAACATTTCTGTCACCAACAGTTTCAATAGATGTATAATTGTAAACAGTATCTACTTTATAGCAAGGGTTAGAAGTAGATAAAAATAAAGGTAATAAGATTGCTAACATACTTATAAATATTAATTCCTATAACCTGTACGAAATAAATAATAATTAGAACTACCTTTATTAGACACTCCAGATACAGTAATAGTTTGAGTTCCTGAGTAGGTTGATTTAAGATTAGATGATGAAGTATTAATAGTATTCCACTCGGTTGGGGTGAAAATCCGATAATTTGGAACCGGACTTCTCCATGCTCTACCTATTATTTTAGCATAAACTAAATAAACATCTGTAATAGTTAAATTATCATCATTATTAACATCCATTCTATAATAGTCTCTAGCATTAAAAGATCGACTTAATACTTTTTGATTAAATGATTGAGCATCACTAACAGCAGGAGATGAAATAGTTAAGCTACTGATTTCGATTTGAAAATCATAAACTGTAGCGTCTTTAGTAGATGAGATAGCATATTTACCATTTGCATCTGTATTAATAGTACTTTCAAAAGTATAAGTAGAAGAAGATTTTAATTTAGAATAAAATTTAACTGGTATATTTTGTACTCCTACTCCCTCAGAGTTATAAATGTAACCTGAATATGAAAAAGGATCTGTAGCACCAACAATTCTAGTTTTAAAATCAAATGTATTTCCATAAGGATATGTTCCACAAATAGTAGGAGAACCTGAGTATTGCATTACAAATCTCATATAAACTTCTCCATTATAAACAGAGGTAGGAACTGTAAAAGTAGATGTAACAGTTTTAGTACCTGTCCATTGATAATTTGAACTATGAACCAACTCACCAGCATCTGTTAACACTCCATTACCATTAAAGTCAATCCAAAGTTTAAAATATTCCATATAATTACCATTTGTAACAGCTGTATATGAAATAGATATACTTTGTCCTGCTTTAATTCTAGGGACTGTATCCGCTGTATAAGCATAATCATAATAACCAGCAGGACTACCTCCGGAGGTATTTGAGAATCCAGTACTACCAGCAAATGTTCTACCATTAATAGTTACACTAGAAACATACTCACAACAAAACGTTGTAGGTCTACTGGCACATAAAGGAGATTGAGCATAAATCTTAATCCCTAATAAAAGTAATATTATAAGATTAATTTTGCGCCACATAATACTTGATAGTTTAACACGTTTTGCCCCGCCATATAAGTAGTACCTCCTGTTAAACCAATACCAAATGTTTTAGTCATCTTATAATTAAAATTAAAAAATGGGACTATAATAGGTCTTGATTTAAACCAATCAGCTGTATAATATTTTGTATAGGGAGAATAAACACCAGCCATTATTATTGTTCCATCAATTTTTTTAGCTATTTTTCCCTTATACATAAAACCAGCAATTGCTAAACCGGATATAAGTTCTTCTTGATATAATTTACCATATGATGCCGCAGCACCATAAAGCGCAGTAAACCGTTTTAGACTGTTTATACGAATAAACATCGATGTATTCGATATAGACCCCGGCATTATAGAGAAACCGCTTGATATAAGGTTTATATGTTTATTACCATTATCTTTAATACCAATCCAAGATCTCATAATAGTAATATTACTAATTTTAGCACGGAGCATATAATCAGCTGATAAACCTAAGGATGCACTTCCATCTCCCTTTACACGAGTATAGGAAAATGTACCTCTAGCATCTTGAGAACCATCTTCAGTTTTTTGAAGACCAACAATATCTCCTGTTAAAAGAATAGCAGGTTTTTGAGTTTCGGTTTTTGCTTTAGAAGTGGATTTTGAAACATTATTTGATGAAGATTTTTGTTCTTCAACTTTAGTTTCTTTTATTTCCTCTTTCGTAGGTGTGGTCCCTTCTTTGGTATCGTTCTGTACTGTCCCTCCGGAGTTACCTCCAGACCCAGTTCCGCCCGTCTCTGATCCTCCGTTAGATCCTCCACCGGAATTTCCTCCATTTCCTCCTGTATTTCCGCCTCCGGGAGGGTTGCTATTGTTAGAGCCACCATTACCAGACTCACCACCATTATTACCATTGCCGGGATTAGAGCTTGAGCTATTAGAAGAAGCATTGTTATTACTAGAGTTACTATTGTTGCTATTGTTATTTTGTTCATTGTTGTTTGAATTTGTTCCAAGATTTACAGTACCTCCCAAGTTATTACTAATTCCTCCTATTGAAGTAATAGCAGTAATGGAATTTAAATTCAAAACCGTATTGATAATATTTGTTGTTAAATTTGTTGTTGATGTAGTAGTTGTTGAAGTTAAAACTCCTTGACAGGGACTAGTTTGTACTTGACTAAAAATATCATTAATCCAAGCATCAAATACTCCTGTTTGTATTTCGTTATAAGTAAATGCTCTAACTCTACCATAATATGAAACTACTACTGGAGTAGACATATCATAAGTTAAAGTTTTTAATTCTCTAGTACAGGGATCTGTATAAGAATACATGAAGGATTGTCCGTAAAGAGACAACCCTCCAAGTAAAAATAGTATTAATATTTTAATTTTTAAAGACACCGTTCTTAATAAGGTTTTCGATTACTTTAGTACTTGCAGTTTCTAAAGATTTACGAGTTGCCTTACCAACAGTGTTTTGAGAGAATTTCATCCCATCTAATGATTTTAAGAAAGATTCACCAACTTTAGTAGCTTCACCTTCCCCAGAACCAATATAGATTTGACCTGTCATGGCATCAACAAAGCGAACTTGTAAACGTATGAACGTAGTAACAACAACTTTTGCTTTACCACCTTGAACGGTTTCGTCTTCATCAACAGCAAAATCGGCCACAGTAACATAAACAAAGTAACGAGCAGCTTTAATCTTACCCTTTCCATCAATGGGCTCTTCGAAGACTCCTTTTTTAGAAGCTTTGAACTGAGTAACCATACGTTCTTTGATCTCCGATTTTTCTTCGGTGAATATAAATCTATTTGTTTCATCTAAATAATCAAGTACTGACTCGGCAAATCCTAAACCTACTCCTTTTTCCTGGAGATCAGGGTAGAGGGATAAAACTTTAGTCATATCAACATTTACTACTTGTACAGCATATTTTAAGCTATCTGTATAATTTGATACTGTTGAAATGTCTTTAGTTTCAATAACATCTTTTTCAGTTGTAGTTTTCATAGAACCACAACCAGAAAGAGTTATAACTACAAGAGCCATGAATTTGTTAAACCATTTTTTTACCATGGATCTTCTTCTTTAGCAGGTTCAGCTTTAGCAGGAGCAGGAGTAGCAGCAGGTTTTTCTACTACACGCTCTTTGATAATGGTGTTTGTTCCACCACCTTGTTTAACTTGCTGTTTGTTTTCTTGGCTTTGTTGAACATTTACAATAACAGGAGCCGGAGCTACTTGTTCTGTTTTTGTACCTTCTTCAGCTTCTGTTTCACCTCCACCTAAGTGAGTTGCGAACCAAGCACCACCAGCAGTAACTGCTGTAGTAATAGCTCCAATAATGGCTTTTTTAGTAGCTGACATAACGCTTTCTTCTTTTTCTTCTGACATTTTATTAGGGGTTTAAAGTATTTGATAATGTAGTTCCATCTTCTTCGTCAACTTTTTGGATAAGCATTTTATCTCTATCCTCTGAATTGAACCAGTAATCCACAACCTTATTTAAGTTACCAACAAAGGCACCTAAAAGAATAAGTAACATTTCTTTCCAAGATTCCTGGATAGCAATCCCAAAGAAAACAGCAGAGTTAATACCAGCAATAATGAAGAAAAATAATCCTAATACAATTACCGTAATTTTCCAACGGTTATTTTGCATTTGTTGTAACATAAAGTAGAAACGATTTTTATCATCTACTTTTACAAAATCAGGTTTATCAAAACCTAATGCTTTTTTTACAGTATCTTTAATGGCCATTATTTATTAATTAAAATTTTATTTGTAGCAAAATTTCCATTATTATTTACAGAGGCATAATAAATACCTGCGGGTAATAATGAATTTACTGAGTATACATATTCACCTTTAGGCATGTTTTCGTTAACAACTTCAATTACCTTTTGTCCTTGCATATTAAAAATAGAAACCTCAGTTTTTCCTTCTTCTAAAATGTTAAAATTAATTACCATATTGCCATCATTTGGATTAGGAGTAGCTCTTAATTCAAATAATTCAGGATTAATTTTTGGTCTATAAGCCATTTTTCTTACCTCAATAATACCCATTGCAGGAGTTATATTCATGTCTTTAGAGACGTTATCTCCCACGTATTTTTCGCCAGTCCATACGGCGGCAGTACCCCACTCAGATTGAGGTTTTTTAGCTACAAATTGTAAGGTAAATACTTGATCTCCATCATTTAACATGTTTGAATTTTGTATATCAAATCCACCCCAAGATACAATACCATTTGATGGGTTTACATACGAGATCCATTTCATAGCTTTTTCACTATTTTCTACTTTTCTAAATTCAAGTAAATCAGTATCATATTTTAAATCTAATTGTAATGCACCTAATGTTTTACCATTTGTAAACACTTTAACAGGAATATTTACTAAATTACCTTCTTCAACATTGATTTTAGGCATGTTAACTTCGATAGTCTGTAAAACGTTATCATATTGAACGGTATTATCTATAATATATCTGTTAGCATTAGCTGGGTTGACAATTCTAATAGGTGTTAAACGAGCCATTTTAAATCCAGTTGAATTAGCATCACCTTTAACTACTACATAATATGTAACTGAATCAACACCACCATTAATATAGTGTGTGAAGTTTGTAGCACCAGGAATTGTAGCAGCTTTGCTTACTGTTTTACCATTAATAGAATCTCTTTCAGTTTTGGTAAAGAACAATAAGTTTTGAACACTATTTGGCCATGAAGTAAATCTACCAGCAATATTACCAAATACAGAATAAGCATCTGCAATTGTAATACTATTATTTCCATTTACATCCATTGCATAAAAATCAAATCCCGTTGGTGTATATTGACCTAACATTACTTGGTTAATCTTTTGAGCGTCTGCTGTTGATAAAGCATTACCATAAGACATTGTATCTCCTTTAATTGCAATACGAGTATCCCAATATGTTGTATCTAAAGTTTCTGTAAAGTTAAATCTTC